CGTCGGTGTATGAGCAGCGAGGAATCGTCACGGTCTAATGGCCTTTTGGAACCGAAACAAAGAGTCGCGTGCTACGTCCGGCCTAGCTATGCCACAGACGTGGCTTGCGGACGCCTTGGGGTTCTCCCCGTCACCGTCGGGTAAGCGGGTAACCCCACAGACCGCCCTCGGCGTGTCGGCGGTGTGGGCTGCCGTGTCGATGATCTCCGGTCAGGTCGGCCAGCTGCCGCTGAAGGTGTACCGGGAGGTCGGGGACGACGGGGAGCGCGAGGAAGCCCGAGGCCACCGGGCGTGGGTGATGCTGCATGACAAGCCGAACGAGCACACGCCGGCCGACCGGTTCTGGGCGACAGTCGCGACGCACATCCTGCTGTACGGCAACGCGTTCGTCCGCAAACACCGCGACATCCTCGGCCTCGTCGACGAGCTCACGCTGCTGAACCCGCAGTACATGAGCGTGTACTGGGACGGCGATCAGCTGATCAAGCAATACCGCTACCAGCCGCCGACGGGGGAACTGCAGAACTACACCCCCGACGACGTGCTGCACATGTGGGACATGAGCATCGACGGGGTGATGGGCCTGTCCGTCATCTCTCAGTGCAAGGCGTCGTTCGGTGCCGCGATCGCTCGGGATGAGTTCGAGGGCGGCTTCTATGCCAGGGGAGCGACGCTGTCGGGGCTGGTTCAGCACCCGAACCGCATCGGTCCCGAGGCGACGCAGAACCTGAAGCAGTCGATCGCGAGTCTGTTCGGTGGGTCAGCGAAGTCCCATCAGGTCGGGGTGCTCGAGGAGGGCGCCGAATGGAAGGCCGTTGGCTCCCCGCTGAGGGATCTTCAGTTCGTCGAGTCTCAGCAGCTGTCGAGGACGGACATTGCTGTGCTGTTCAAGCTGCCCCCGAACTATCTGGGCGGGTCGAGCGGCGACAGCCTGACGTATGCAACGGTGGAGTCCAATCAGATCCAGTTCGCCCTGCATGCGATCGCTCCGATTACAAACATCATCGCGACTGCGTTGACGTCGGACTCGAGCATCTTTCCGCAGAACATTTACAACGCCGAGTTCAGCATGGACGGCATGCTCCGTGCCGACGCTGGGGCTAGGGCGTCGTATTACAAGACGATGACGGACATTCAGGCGATCACGCCGAACGAGATCCGCAAGCTTGAGAACCTGCCGCCGCTGCCCGGTGGCGACAAGGTGAAGCTGCAGACGCAGGAGCGCGTCAGCATCACGGAGCAGGCGACGCCGGGTCAGCCGATCCCGACGAACCCTCCGCCGGAGCCCCCTAAGACTTCTCCCCCGCCGCAACTCGCAGCCGCGAACAACAGCGGCTGACCGTACCCCTCTCCCAAGGTGGACTGATGGACCTCGAGCAGCAGTTCGCGCTTGACCGTGTCGAGATGCGGTCAGTCGCCTTCACGGATGTGGATACGTCCAACGACGGCTGGTCCTTTGAGGGCCTCGCTGCGGTGTACGACCAGGAAACCGACCTGGGCCGCTTCACTGAGAGCGTCAGTCGTGGCGCGTACCGCAAGGCGTTGCCGGCGTCGGGGAACATTCCGATGTTCTACGACCACAACGACAAGCTGCCCGTTCTCGCCACCACGGCGGGCGGGACGCTGACTTTGAGCGACGACGCTAAGGGCCTGCGGGTCCGGGCGGACATCGCGAAGCATTACGTGGGTGAAGCGGTGCGGGAGCTCGTGGTGCGGGGAGACATCAAGGGCATGAGCGCGGGCTTCGTGGTCGGTGGAGGCAACAGCCACCTAGAGCATCGCGGCAACAAGCCGCATCGCAACATCACAGGCTTCAAGAAGATCCTCGACGTTTCCCCGACGTGGGAGCCTGCCTACTCCGGCACGACCGCCGAACTAAGGTCGTTGCGGGCGTTGCAGATCGCTGAGGACATCGAGCAGGCGCAGCAATTCCTCAAGGGCGCGGCCCCGCAGCTTGAGGATGGGGTGCCTGCCGATGCTGAAGTCGCTGTCGAGCCGGACAGCGAGCAGGACCCGGCCGAAGACGTGCCGGTTGAGCAGCGTTCCGGGGTGGACTGGGAGATCCAGGCCGCAGCAAGGAAACGCCGCCTGCAAATGCTGGGCCTCGCTGTCCTCGACAGCTAGCCCCGGCCTCTCAACAACACCGAAAGGATTCTTGCCATGAGGCGAGACGACGTTCGGCGCCTTGCTGAGCAGGAAGCGTCCCTACACGCGGATCTGCTCGAGCTCAACGGGGTGGCCGAGAAGGAGGAGCGCAACCTCTCCTCCGATGAGCAGGAGAAGTTCGACAAGATGATGGCGGACATCACGGATCTGCGTGAGCGGCGTTCCCGGGCGGAGAAGCTGCTGGTGCAGGACCGTGAGGTCCAGAAGACGCTGACGACTCCGATGGAGCAGCGCATCGGTGAGGACAATCTCCTCCCGGCCACCTACGAGGAGTACCGGACGCGCAAGCATGGCGTCGCCGCGTGGGACGAGCCGGAGGTTCGGTCCGCGTACTACCGGTACATGGTCGAGGGCCTCGACAACCTGGACGTCGAGGAGAAGCGCGCACTGTCGCGTGCTACGGGCGCGGCCGGCAACTTCCTGGTGCCGACCGATTTCTACGATCAGGTGATCCGGTCGCTGCGGTTCATGGGTTCGGTGGCGAACCTCGCGACGGAGATCACGACCGCAAGCGGCGACAGCCTGCAGGTTCCGGCCAACACCGCTCACGGAACGGCATCGTGGACGTCTGAAAACTCGGCGTACACCCCGTCGGACGAGACGTTCGCCCAGATCACCCTCGGTGCGAACAAGGCGACGTCGAAGATCATCATCTCCGAGGAACTCCTGCAGGACTCCGCGTTCCCGCTGGACTCGTTCCTCGCCAGGGAGTTCGGTGAGCGCATCGGCGTCCTCGAGAACACGGCGTACATCAAGGGGTCCGGCACCGGCCAGCCCCAGGGCCTGCTGTCGTCCAACACGGCGTCGAACATCACGACGGTGACGGCGGCGACGGGCAACACGACGTCGTTCAGCTACAGCGCGCTGGTGACGGCGATCTTCTCGCTGCCGCCGCAGTACCGCGCTGACGCTTCGTTCATCGTCAACGACGCATCCGCCAGGAACCTGTACCTGATGGTCGACGGTCAGCAGCGTCCGCTGTGGAACGTCAACGTCGCCCAGTCGGGCCCGGACACGTTCCTCGGGTACCCGATCTACACCGACCCGGACGTCCCGGCTCCCGGCGTGAACAACATCTCGGTGCTGTTCGGAAACTGGAAGCGCACGTACATGGTCAGGCGCGTGTCCGGGTTCTCGATGCAGCGTCAGAACGAGCTGCATTCCGACAACGGCCAGGTCGGGTTCCGCGGCTACGAGCGGGTGGACGGCAAGGTCGTTCTCCCCGCCGCCGGCATCGCTGTCGCCCACAGCGCCACCTAGGAAGGGAGTTGATCCAAGATGGCTGAGAAGGACACGAAGGTCACCCAGGAGCCCGCAGCGATCGGCAACGATGACCGCTTCGAGGATGTCCAGGTGAAGGGCGCGAAGCTTGCGCACGAGGACAAGGATCTCCGCGGTGGCCGCACCGACGGTCACATCCTCACCGCAGCCCCGCCGTCGGAGGCCGACAAGCACAGCTACCCCGGTCCCGGGGACGCCAAGCCCGAGCAGCCGCCGGTTCGCACGACCCGCCCCGACGTTCCGATTGCCGTGAGCATGGCGTCGGGCGCTGGGGAGCATGTGCCGCCCGACCCCGAGAAGTACGACGAGATGGGTCGCTGGCGCGGGTAACACCCGGATGCTCCCGGGGGCCACAAACCCCCGGGAGCACCACTTCTTTATGTCTCTCACCGCACTCCCAGTTCACGTTGCCCTGGTCGATGACACGGGCGCTCAAGACCCCCAGTACATGGCTGAGGTCGCAGGCGCCCTGAACGAACAGGTGCTGCGCGACTTCGCTCCTGTCTGGCATGTCCGTGCGTCGGTTGGCGCGTATCCGCAGGCTCCCGCCGGCACGTGGTCCATCCGGCTGCAGTACCGGCTCGATGACCCGGGTGCGCTGGGGTATCACAGCGACGAGAACAATCAGCCCGAGGCGTTCGTGATGGCAACGGACGACTGGCCCGCCACAGCATCCCATGAGCTCCTCGAGATGCTTGCGGACCCGTGGGGCAACCGGCTTCACTCAGGCAGGCTTCCTCACGGCGTCGAGGGCGCCTACGCAAGCTTCGGGCTGAAGCACCCGACGAGCCTTGTGAAGTACCTGCTTGAGGTCTGCGACCCACCGGAGGCCCGGTCCTACGACATCGGCGGGGTTCCGGTCAGCGACTTCATTACCCCGTCCTGGTACCACGCCGCGATGAAGACCCACACGGTCTACAGCTATGCCGGGATGTGCCGCCGGCCCCGTGAGATCCCGCCCGGCGGTTACGTCAGCTTCGCTACCCCTGACGGGAACTGGTGGCAGATCCTGAACCGCGGTGGGCTGCTGCAGACGAGCAACCTCGGCCGGTTTGACCGGTCGTCCTGGTCAAGCCTGCGGGAGTTCGTCGATGCTCACGCCCGTGAGGCCCGTGCATGACCGTTCTGACCGCCACGGCTGACGCGTGGATCGAGGACGACAAGCCGACCCTCTCCAACAACTCGACGTCGCAGCTGCAGGTCAGAGGCAAGACCCCGACCTCGTATGAGGCGTGGACGATCCTGACGTTCGACATCCCTCAAGGGGTGTCGGTGAACGCTGCGTCGCTGACGATCAACGCCGTCACCGCCGTAGCGGGGGCATGGACGGTCAGCCTCGCCTCTCCTGTCGCCAATCCGACGTGGAACACCCGCCCGACGCTTGGCGCGCTCCTCTCAACGCCGAACGGGATCGTTGCGGGCGCAAACACCATCCCCCTCGACGCCTCCCAGATCCCCACCGGCACCACGATCAGCCTCGTCCTGACCAAAACCGGCGGCGGCGTCTTCAAGTTCACATCCACTGAGGGCGGGTTCGGGGCACACATCGACGCTGACATCAAGACCGAACGGACGGGCGTTCAGGTGTGGCCCCGCCCCGACCTCGTAGACCTCCCACCCTCGGGAGCGTCAAGCTTCGTGTTCGTCGACCCCGTCGCAGGCACCGACACGGGCACCGGGCTGCAGGACAGCCCCGTCCGCACCGTCGAGCAAGGGTTCGCGCTCGTCTCGGGGTCGTCCCCGACCGAGGTCAGGGTTCAGGGCAACGCCACGTACAACCCGCAGGCCGGGTTGGCGTTGCCGTCGAGCAACACCCCGGTCTGGCTGCGGATGATGGGCGCCACCCGTCCCGTCATCGACTTCGCCGGCCGGGCAGACACCGGGGTCAGGGCCTCCCTCCGCCCGCTGAACATGGCGGGAATGGAGATCACCGGGGCGAACTTCCAGGGCGGGCTGATGGGCAAAGGCTCGACGTGGGAACAGAACGTGTTCCGCGACTGCCAAGCCGACGCCACATCCCCAGCGTCCGGGCTGGATCTCGAGGGCGTGAAGTGCTCCGCCACGGACTCGGTGTTCCAGGACAACCTGATGTTCCGGTGCGGCCAGTACTGGGGCGAAGGCCGGGGCATCCTTCTGAACGCTGCTCAGCGGGTGACGGTGCAGGACAACCAGTTCTGGTGGGGCCGCAAGGAAGGCACCCGCGACGCCACGAACCCCGGGGTCGACAACACGTATCTGCGCAACGTATGGGCGATGTGGTGGATCGGCATGAACGCCGAATCCATCTGCGGAACCCGCTTCGAGAACAACCTTGTCGCCTGGTGCACGTACGGGATGTGCTCCAAGCACCACTACAAGGACCCGGCCCTTTGGCCCAACGTCCCGCCCTTGCAGCCGGCGTCGGCTGACCCGGGTCTGACGCATTGGATGAAGTTCCATCACAACACGGTCATCGACTCGATGAACGCTGCGTTCTGGTGGCCGGGCCCTGCCCCGTTCGGTGACTTCGTGTCCGTTCAGCACAACCTGTTCTGCGGCTCCAACGTGAGCTACGTGAACATGATCATGGACAGCCCCACCATCCGCGGCAACAACGTGATCGTCGACAACAACGGCTACGTCACGTCGGGGATTCCGAACGTGCCGCCGCTGATGTTCAAGCAGTACAGCGGCAACGGCACGTACGACAGTCCGAGTCTCGCGATGATGCGCCAGCTGACGGGGTTCGAGCTCAACGGCCGGGAACTGTCTCTCAGTGAGGCCGGGTTCATGGACTACCCGAACGGCGACTACCGCCCGACAGCGTCCCGTCCGGTATCGAGCGACGGTCAGCCGCTGGGCGCGCTAGGCATCCCCGCCCTCGACGTCGTCTACAACAACCACAGGCCCGAAGCGGCGACAGCGGACTTCCGGCCCGACCTCGCGCCGAAGATGATCGACGGGGACACCACAACCCTGTGGTTCGCCGGCACCGGGCACGACACCGCGACCGCGACGTTCACCCTGCCCGACGACACGCCGCCGTTCAACGTCCTGCGGTACTGCCCGTGGGCGGCGTCGGCGGTGCAGTCAGTCAAGAGCTTCGATCTGCAGTTCGCTGGTGCGGATGGCGTGTTCTCGACGCATTCGACGGTCCGCTTCCATGACTCCGAGGGCGCGAACTACCACATCAACCTTGGGCAGCCCGTCACAGCGAAGTTCGTTAGGTTCCTAACCGCTACGAACTGGGCGGCAGCTACCGCTGATCCGCCGAACGGTTTGCAGATGGGTGACGTCAGCGTCGGGACGACCAGCCTTGCTGGGGCACCGAAGACCCAGGTCACCGGGTAGATGCCGATCAGCACCAAGAGTTGGCAGGACGCCCCGTCAACGTCCACGCCGCTCTCAGCCGCCGCTCTGGTTGACCTCGAGTCCAGGCTTGGGGCGTACACCGACCAGACGTCCACGGCATCGATCAGGTGGACAACGGGCCGGTGGGTCACCCCGATGGGCGGCGCCCTCTCAACGGTCGGTGTTACCGAGGGCACAGCGGTCGCCGCCCCGATCTTCGTTCCGTACGGCAAGCCGATCGACGCTATGGCGTGCGAGGTCGTCACGACCGCCGGCAGCGCCGGTTCCGTCCTGCGGTTGGGGATCGCTACGGACAACGGGTCTGGCCTACCGGGCACCGTCGTCGTCGATGCGGGCACCGTGGACAGCACCACGATCAGCATCAAGACCGCGACGCTGGGGAGCTCGTACACCCCGACCAACCCCGGCTGGCACTGGCTGATCCTGGTCTGCCAGGGCGGCGCGACGACAAAGCCCGTGACCCGCGCGCTAGCGGGCAGCCACAACCTCGGGGTGTCAGCGTCCGCAGCGTCAGGCAACACGGCGTTCGCCGCCATGATCACGAACGAAACAACGATCAGCGGGGCGTTGCCGTCGGACTTCTCGGCGTTCACGTTCACGCTGCTTTCCCCGGCCCCCCGCATCCAGATCCGCGCCGGCTGATGGCTCAACGCACCATCGAGACGTACAAGGACGGCCAGCTGACCGGTACGACGACCGTCACGGTCCCGGATGGCGACGTGAACGCTGACACGATGCGTGACAGGGCGGCTCAGGCGATCGCTGCGAACCAGACGTTCCTGGCGCTGGCGTCCCCGACGAACGCGCAGACCGTCGCTCAGGTCCAACGCCTGACCCGGGAATGCACCGCACTCATCCGGCTGATGCTGGGCCTACTCGACGACACCACGGGCACCTAAGGAGTCCTGAATGGCAGGCAAGAGCTCATACCTCGAGGCGAAACTGATCGACCATACGACCGGGAAGACGTCGTACACGATGCCTTCGGTGTGGGTCGGCCTCTACACCGCCGCACCGACCGATGCCGGTGGCGGCACCGAGGTGTCCGGCGGCTCGTACGCCAGGAAGGCGACGGCGGGCACGGACTGGAACGCTGCGTCTGGTAACCCGGCGTCGACGACGAACGCCAACGCCCTGTCCTTCGCTACGGCTTCGGCTTCGTGGGGCACGGTCACGCACTTCGGCCTGTTCGACGCCGCGTCGGCCGGCAACCTCCTCAGGTGGGCCGCGCTGGGCACGTCCAAGACAGTGTCATCGGGCGACACGGCGTCGTTCGCTGCTGGTGCGCTGACGATCACTGAGGACTGATGGCACGCAGTACCGTCAACCGCACGAACCCCGGCACGGGTTCTGCGCATCAGGTCCGCACGGATGCTTCCGCGGCGAACATGGAGACGGTCGTCCTCGGAGTGGATGGGTCTGACAGCCCCGTCACCGTTTCGACGATCGGTACGTCTCTGGCTCTGGCGACGGTCGGTGCTCCGTACACCGCAACGAGCGGCTCGATCACGACGGCCACGAGCACCGTCACGACCGGGAACATCGGGCTGGCTGGCAACGTCACGGCGTACATCTTCGGCACCTATGCCGGGGTCAACGTCACGTTCGAGGCGTCGCCGGACAACACGAACTGGTTTGCGTGGCCGATGCAGAACGAGCAGACCGGTGTGATCCAGTCCACGACCGGTGTCTTGGCGTCGAACGCCGCGAGCTCGTGGACGATCGACGCTCCGGGGTTCAGCTTCTTCAGGGTGCGGGCGACGGCGTTCACGTCGGGCACGGCAAGCGTTCTCATTGCCCCCGGCACTTACCCGTTCACGACAGTTGTCTCGGCGATCGTCAGCCCGCTAGTGGGGACGCCGGCCAAAGCGAACGTTGGGGCCTCGGCCTCGAGCGTGACCTTGAGAGCGGCGAACGCGGCTCGCAAGGGCCTCATGATCTCCAATCAGGGCACGGCGAACCTTTACGTCGACCTCACGGGTGGCACAGCGACCACAACGACGGCTAACAGCTTCGTGTTGGGCGTCAATGCGTCCTGGGTGATGGACTCGACGACATTCACGACGGGCCTCGTAACGGGCATCTGGACGGCGACCGGCGGCAACGGGGCCAACGTCACCGAGTTCACATGAGCCCGTTCATCCCGCCCCCAGAGGCAACGTTCCTCGGCACAGCCAGCCTCGGGTCATCCAACGCGAACCTTGGGCCTGTCGTGTTCGGTCCGGGCTGGGGCTTCCTGTACGTCTATCACTTCATCGCCGGCTACACCGGGTCAGACATCGCCCTCCTGCGGCTGGGAACCGGTACAACGGTCGACACGGGCACTAACTACTCCTGGATCGCAACGCACTGGACGGGCTCAGCGGCCGGGACGCCATCGACGAACGTGTCACAGACAGGGATCAGGGTCGCCAATGATGCGGTCACGACTCCCCGCCGCGGGCATCATGAGATCTTCAACGGCACCGGCACGAACATGAACAAGTTCGTGGACTCCCGAACGCTGACCTTCTCGGCCACCAGCGCGACAGCGGCAACGACAATAACCTCGATGTCGATGGTGACGGGGACGTGGTTCAACACGGCGCAGGCTCAGTGCGTCGGCCTCAACGGCGGCACGGGCGGCGCGAGCTTGCTGTCCGGGTCGTTCATCAGCGTCTACGGGATTCCCGGCACAAGCTAGATGGGCCTGCTCCTTCTCCTTGACGAGACGGCAGCAGCACAGGCACTGGACGGCACGACCGCCGGCACCAGCACAGCGACCGGTGATCTCACGGTCGATCATCCGCTGGCTGGCACGACGGCGGGGACGTCCACAGCCTCGGGGTCGCTGACAGTCGCGCACACCCTCGACGGCACAACCGCAGGGACCTCGACTCTCAGCGGGCCGCTCCCGGTCGCTCACAGCCTCACCGGGACCACGGCGGGGACGAGCACGTTCGGGCTACAGATCCTGTACCCGAGCACGGGCCTCTACCCGAGCACGTCGCTGTACCCGTCGAGCGGGACGAAGCTATCCGTCCTAGCCGGGGGAGCGAACCTCACCGGCACAACCGCAGGGACGAGCACGGCGGCCGGGGACCTAACGGTTGCTCACCCGCTCAGCGGGACGACAGCGGGAACGTCAACCCTCACGGGCACGCCGGCCGTCGCCCACCCGCTATCGGGGCAGACGGACGGCACGTCCACCCTCACCGGAACCGCGGTCGCTCAGTGGGCGCTGTCGGGCACATCGGCGGGGACGAGCACCCTTACCGGCAGCCTCGGAGCTCAGCAGCAGGCGCTGACCGGGACGACGGCTGGAACGTCAACGGTCACCGGGTCGCTGACGGTCGCTCACCCGCTCACGGGGAGCACCGCCGGTACAAGCACCGTTACGGGGTCTGTACGCCTCGCTGCGGCCCTCGCAGGCACTACGGCGGGTACGAGCACCCTTACGGGGAACTGGCGGGTTACGTGGGCGCTGAGCGGTTCGACGGTCGGGGCGTCCTCCTTCGCTGGCAACCTGACGGTCCAGGCTCCGGGGATCACCCTCACCGGGATCATCGAAGGCGACAGCCACTCCACAGGAGCGGACCGCGACAGTCACGCGACCAGCATCGAGGCAGGCAGCGGTGCAGGGTCCTACGAAGGCGCAGGCACACTGGTAGGTATCGGATGAGAGTTCTGATCAACACCCCAGCCACCCTCAGCCAGTCCTGGTACCAGGCCGACACGATCTCGGACCCCGGCACGGTCACGGTCACGGTCGTGGATGACCAGGGCGTCACGGTCGCGACAGGGTCGGCTGCTGGGACGGGGGCGAACCCGCGGACGTTCAACGTTCCGGCGGTAACCAAGCTGACGAAGCTGACCGCGACCTGGACAAGCGCGACCCTCGGCACCCTCACCAGCACGATCGACGTCGTCGGCGCGTTCATGTTCTCCCTCTCAGACCTCCGGGCCGCCGTCGGCAGCACCCCGACGAACACCCAGCTGACGGACATGCGGACCAGGGTGGAGGAAGCCTTCGAGGATGAGTGCGGCGTCGCGTTCGTTCCCCGCTACTCCCGCAAGAAGGTCACCGGGTACGTCGGGCACACAGCCACGAGCATCGACGGTGACTGGCGCTCGCGCAACATGGTCAGGCTGAAGCCGTTCATGCGAGCGATCCAATGGGTCACCGTAGACGGCCAAGCCCTCACGACACCGGACGTGCAGGCCGCCACGTTCGACGACTACGGGTTCGCCAGCATCCCCTCGACGGGCGCCTGGTGGTCGCAGACCCTCGTCGGGTTCGAGCATGGGATGGACAGCCCGCCAGCCCCCGTGAAGTACGCCGCCCTCGACTACGCCCGGTTCCTGCTGACCCAGGACGCCAGCATCGACAGCAGAGCAGAACGCCTGATCACCGACGACGGCACGATCGTGTTCGGCGGCTCCGGCCTCGGAGTCCCGTCGGTGGACCGGGTCATCGACCAGTACAGGATTCCGAGCGTGGCGTGATGCCGTCCGGCCTCATCTACACGAACGGCACCCTCACGAAGATCACCGCCACCGGCACGTCAGCCGACTTCGATGTTCCCGCCGCGGCCGGCGCCGACAGGTGGACGGGCAGCCTCGGGATCACGGTGAGGGAGCGCCACGTCGAGCAGATCGCCGGGGGCAACCTCGACCAGATCGACCAGACGCACGTCATCCTGCCGGGCACCGTCGGAGCATTGGTTCAGCGAGGCGACACGCTGCAGTTCACGTTCCTGGGTGCAACTAGGACGAGGACGGCGGGCACGATCGTCAACTCCGCTGGCCCCATCACCGGCCGGGTCCGCGTCGACCTGGAGGACGCCTAGGAGTTGTGCTCCTTGACGATGGCGATGAAGTCCTGTGCCTCGTCTTCGGTGTGGAAGCCACGGGTAAGGATGGCGCTCCCCTTGCGGACGGTGACCTTCCAGTACTCGCCTGCGTAACGAGGCTTGTCGGTGTGGTACGGGCCGGTGATGGTCATTACCGCTCGCCTGCGTCGAAGCGGGCCATGAGGTCGTCCACGACGTTGTCAATGTCCGTGGTGTCCTGACCGGCAACGTAGAGGCGGTTAGCTTCGGCGCATGCCTCTTCGATCTGCTCGCTGA